TGAGCGCATCGAGCAGTGCGGCCATGCCGCACTCGATACCCTGCCGGACCCGACCGACAAAGAAGCGCGCAGCATCAACCGGCGCATTAAGCAGCTCGGCGCTGAGATCACCGATCGCGATAATCTCAGCGGTGTGGCCCTGTCCAGCTTTTTGCTCGCCGTTCTCGAAGACGCCATGACCGGCATGACCGGAGATCAGCGCGTTGCATTTGACCGGCTGCACACCGCCATGCGCGCGCTGCACCGTCATTATGACCGCAGACTGCGCCATTTTGACCACTACAAAGCCGCCGATCAGCTCGCCAGTTGGTGGCGTGAGGCGGCATAACGGGTGAGGTAAGGGGAGGCGCGTATGGGAAAGAAACCGAGGATTCGTTTTTGTTGGCTGTGTGGTAGGAAGCTGCGCGGCAACCATTTTGTTGAGACTGTTATTGATGAGCACCCGCGCATAATGCACAAAGCCTGCGCGAAATGGGCAGAGCGTGAGCAAGCGAAAGATTTAGAAAAGGAGCGAGGCTGGATTTAACGAGGTAGCTAAGGGGACGCGTAAGCGGTCCAGCTTGAGCGCCTAGTTGGCGCGGATCGGAGACGAGATAGATAAAAACAATTGAAATTGAATTGAGCGATGAAGAACTTTGTAAAATAGTTGGGGAATACATCGCGGAGGAAAAGGGAGAAATCGTAGGGATGCTGGAAATAACCGAAACAGATGACAAGCGGAGATACACACGATTCCGTGTTAAAGAAGATTGAGCGCATAACAGTATCAATAAGCAGAAAACGCACCGTTGGCACCGTCCACCAAACCAAAACGGGAACCAATAATGGCAAAAAAAATTGACAAACAAAAACTAAAACAACACTTGTCCGAACACGGACTGGCCTTAACAAAACAAGGCTACGTGCGCATAAACTTCACCCCAACCGGAGATGTCGGAAAAAT